TATTCGTTTGGGGTGAGGAAAGCTTTTCAAGAACACTCAAACAAACGTCTTCGGGTATCCCATAAGACACTCCTACAAGATAAGATTCTATAGCCTCGCTTACTTTCTCTAGCCCATGAGTTGAGATCATTTTTGTGGGGTTAAAGACCCCTTTCTTCTCTAACTCTCCAAGAGTCTTTATTAGTTTGGAAACTTCCACTTGACTTCCTTTCATTGTCAGCAATAAATGAAATAACTCTTCAATTATCTAAAGGAGGGTATGTCTTGACGTACTCATATCAGAATTTACCCAACAAAGTGCTGAAAAAGTGGCAAGTTGGTGTGATTGAACTTTGCGAACTTAAATTTAACTTTAAAAAGACCACGAAATTAAAGGTAAACAACTTAAAACCAAAAGGAATAAACCTAAATCTCAAGCACGAAGAAGTGAAGAAGCTCTTTATGAAGCATTGTGCTCATATGTGCCTCGAAAAAAACTGCGACCCTCAAGACGTACTCCAAGAAGTCTACAAAGGAATACTCATCAGAAATAGAGGGAAATGTCCTTTTGATGAAACCAAGTCAGCGTTCAGCACTTACATTGTCATGGTGTCAAAATGCGTGACGATTAACTACATAAACAAGATGTCTAAGAAAAAGGAGAGAGAGGTCTACGGGAAAGAGTCAAGCGTTGAAGATGAAGACTACATCATAGCTGAATGTAGCACTTCTCCAGATGCTGAAAATGTGCTGTTCCTAAAACAAGCAAGAGAGAGCTTAAAAGAACACCTCGTTGACATTTTCGATGATCTCATGGAGGGGTATAAAGTCAGCCACATTTCTCGCAGACGAAGCATGGACACTCGTAAGGTAAATAAGTACATAGAGGATATTCGCAAAACTCTTAAACCTTACGCTCAGGACTATCCATGTTAAAGTTTACCTATTCTACAGTCAATGCAGGTAAGTCAGCCAACCTCTTGATGAGAGCCTACTCCTGCTCTGAATACAAAATCCCATTTCAGATTTTTGTCCCTGAAGTCGCCTCATCAAGAGATGGAGACAATCAAGTCGCTTCTCGTGTCGGCTTCACTCAAAAAGCTATTTCACTATCCAAGACTGACAACGCTTATGCGATCATTTCTGACATGAGTAGCAAGCCCCAAGTCATCTTCGTAGACGAAGCTCAATTTCTCTCTAAAGAGCAAGTCTTACATTTCACAGAAATCGCTGACCAACTCAAAATCCCTGTATATGCTTACGGACTCCGAACTGACTTTCAAGGCAATCCCTTTGAGGGCAGTACATACATGATGGCATGGGCTGATAACATAGAAGAAATAGCTACGTTTTCTCTATGTGGAAATAAGGCTACCCACAACCAAAAAGTCAACGCTGACGGGAGCAGAAATGAAGACGGGGACGCAATAGAAGCAGGCTTCCACTACGCCCCCGTCACTCGCTCAGAATTCGATCTCAGAACCCATTGGGTTCGTAAGGATTAGATCGAGCTTCTCACATTAAATGTGAACTGAATGTAGAGAAGTGGGAAGATCGGCTTGTAGTACACATCAACAAGCAAGCTCGTTGGGTCTTCGGGGTCAGGAATGACCGAAAGACCTGTGTAAGAATCAATGATCTGCTCCTTCACTAAGTCCTTGAACATCATGTTCACACGACCCTCTACTTGACCTACAACGCTTGGGAGGTATTTCTGACCGATATAACCTGCAAGTAGGTTTCTCGCTCTGAGGTGTACCTCGTCTGCAATCTGAATCACAGTAGGAGTCTTCGCAAGGATTGAGCTAACGTCAGTAGTCAAGCCCTGTCTGATGTTAATCAAAGCACCCTGTTGCTGTAGGATAGTCACACCTGCTGAAGCAGTCTTATTTGCGTCTACTGCGTCTAGGGTTCTCAAAAGACCATTGAAGCCTAAAAGGTTTCTATTAGTCCAAGGAGTAGCCACATCAACTGTTGAAGAAGTTGTCGCACAGGCAAGAGCCACAGCAAGATAACGACCATCAACAATAAGATTGTTAGTCACACCATTCGTGTTAGTTACTGATAAACTAACGATGTCAGGGTAGACAAGACGAACACGGCTATTTCCTACATTTCTTGCAAGAGTTGCCGCTTGCTCAGGTGAAGTCCCAGCAGGACAGCCCAAGATCGCAGTACGCTCTGAACGATACCTCAGACTTGACTGAACATCGCAATGCAAAGAAATGTCTGCAAGAAGCGTTGAGCTTGCAGGCAAGAGAGGTACAATCACGCTTGGTGAAAGACCCGAACTGATCTCACCCTCAACCTCTACAAGAGCGTCAACCATCTGAGCTTCAGTTGGCTCAGATTGACCCTCATCAAGAGAGATTTGCTTGAGAGCAATAACACTCGCACCATTGAGGAAAGCGATATAAGCACCTAACGAAAGTGGATTGTCCACAGAAATAGGTCCATACGCCGCAACTACGTCAGCAATACGATTAAATACGCCCGTTGCGAAAGAAGCCTTTTTACGAGTCACATTTAAGAAATAAGGTGTTCCGATTGAAGGCTCTCTCTCTACTTCAGATGCTCGGAAAGTCTCAACAAGTGCTGTATCACCAACCTCAGTACCTACTGTGTTCGCTACGATCAGACTAACGCCTGCAATCGCATTGACAGGAATGTTAGCATTCGCTGTGAGAACCCGACCCACCTTGAAAGTAAGGGTAGAGTTCGCACCAGTTGGGTAAGGCTGACTACCCTCTCTAGGGAGAATAGTAAAGGTCAAGCCCGTTACGCTATCCACATAAGTCTGACCGACAACACCGTCTGCACCTGTACCATCATTCAGAGTCGAGGTGTTTGCAGTACCTGAACCACTAGCATGAGTAGAGGTGACATAGAAGCCTTGATAAGAAGCCTCACCAACAGCCCCGTCATTCACCTTGATACCAAGATTAGTTGAGACAGTTGTAATAGCGTCACCACCTGTAAAGGCGATTGAAGTCTGAGTGCCTGTTGAGAGAGTCTCGAAGTTGACATAGCGTCTATTCGCACCATCAACAGTAACGTAGGAAATAGCATCAGCTCTATAAGAGCCTGCTACCGCAGCTGGGTCAGTTAAGAACGACTTAACAGAAGCCCAAGCACCTGCTTGCATGAAAGCAGAACTTAGAGCGTCTGCACTAACAGGTCTTGAAGTAACGGACGCACCTTGTGTAAGAGCAAACAGATCATTTGCTGAACCATCAAGAACAGAAATGAAGCTGTCATCATCGAAGCTGTTCGGAGTGATTCTGAGGTTCGCTCCCTCAATCGTTGCTGTAGCAATCCCTGTAAGCTGAGTGTTAATCGCTGTAAGTACAGTCGTGTAAAGAACAGTAGAAGTACCTTGAGCTGACCCTACAAAAGTGACTGAATATGAGTCACCATTAATGTTCAGAGTAAGAACATTATTGGCAGGGAAGTTGGTATCTGTACCGTCATAGAAAGTAACACTTGGAGAGCCTGACACAGCGTCTTGAGCATTCCAACCTGCACGAAGTAAGAGTGAAGGTGCTTCCACAACTGCTTGACGTGGAGAAATGACTTCCTCTACCTCAAGACCAAGCTGAGTGAGAACGCTACCACCAATAACCTCGATACCGAGAGTCGTAGTTGGGAAGTATGACTCACCGATCAGAGTTCTATTTCTGAGGATAAGGCGATCTTTACTAGCGTCATTTCCGACAACTGCTGAAAGATCGTTTGCGACTGAGTATGCGATAGGCAAGATGCCGAACTTAGTCTGACTTCCCCCATCAGCACCTACATCAATACCTGCAACACGAGCGAAATCGTCTGTCGGGTCGCCTTGGGCGATGAACTCGACATAACCAAAGTCACCTGCCAGAAGTGACTTCAGAGTGAATACGAGTCTACCGTCTACAGCAGAAGCACCAAACTGAGTAGCAGGGTCGAAAGTAGCATCAATAGTAATCTGAGCATTGATCTCAGTAGCAATAGCGTCTGCTGTTAAATACTCACCTGGGGTTAAAGTGAGTGTAATCGGAACGAGGTTTTGGGTATTGTCTTCATAGTGGAAGGTGAGAAGGTCGTTCTCACCTGCAATCACAGTGTACGGTCCAATCGGAGTCATCGCTGTGTACGAAGCACCGATAGCCTTAGCCTGTGTGTTAATCTCAGCCGCAATCAAAGCCGCTGTCGCATTGGCGATTGCATTTCCACCACTAAGATCAATGCTCATTTCTACGCCATCAATCTTAAGGAACAAGTCTCCATCAACTGTGCCGAGATTAGCATTGTCAGAAGAAGCTGTATAAGGAAGTGGCTCG